AATGCGCATTCAGATGCTGCGTGACACCATCGTTGACCTCAAGCAGGTGAAAGTTGGTGATTACGTAGAAACCGATAAAAAATCAGCTCTGCTGTTGATCGGTATTCAGAAGGCCATTCCCGCTCCACTTTCTCAGGAAGTTGTTGTTACGGCTGACGAGCAGCCGGATCCTGTTCAAAGCAAACCCGCTCCCAAACGGAGAAAGACCAATGATCCACAACCTGGGGTCTAAGACCTACATCGCCAGCCTCCTTCCGGCTGACTCCCGCACCGCTACTGCCACCGGCACCGGTTTCGATCTGCAAGGCTCGAACGATGCTGAAGGCGAAGCCATCGTGGTTCTCGACTGCGAAGCTGGTAGTGGCACCACCCCTACCCTGAACGTCAAGCTTCAGGATTCTGAAGACAACTCTGCTTGGGCAGACATCACCGGCAAGACCTTCACCGAGGTCACTGGTTCTGGTGCTGCCTTCCAGAAGATCAGCATCAACTCCAACGATGTGCGCCGTTATGTGCGTGCTGTCGGTACTCAAGCTGGCACCAACCCTGTGTTCGTGTACGGCGTCTCGCTGGTTTACAGCAAGAAGTACGGCAACTGATCCTGATGGCGTTTCCTGAATTGCCAGATGCTTTCCTGAACGAGTTTGGCGTCACCTGCCAAATTGGTGCTGGTACTGCGTTTCTTGGCATTCTGGATTCGCCTATGGATGTGATCGCGGGCGGTATGGCGTTGTCTCGGGAGTACTTGCTTACGGCAAAGACTTCTGATGTCAGCACTGCCGCTCGCGGCACTTCTATTACGGTCGATTCCGTGTCTTACACCGTGCGCGAGAATCGCCCTGTTGATGACGGTGTTTTTTCAGAATTACTATTGAGCAAAGTCTGACTTTGAGGTCATGAGCAGCGTCTTCAAAGTCAATACCAGAGCGAATTGGGCGGCATTAAATCCTGTGTTGCTTCCGGGTGAAGCCGCCATTGAGACACAGACAAATAATCTCAAGATTGGAGACGGGGTTTCAACTTGGAGTCGGCTTCCGTATTTTTCGTCTCCTGGTTATTGGGGTTCTTTCTGGGATTCAACCTCACAGACGGCAACTGCCAATACGCCGACATCGATTTACCTGCGTCAACGTGACACTGGTAGTCGCGGCATTCGCGTTGTTTCCGGCACTCAAATCACCTTTGATCACGCTGGCGTTTACAGCATTACGTTCTCAATTCAGTTCAGCAATACGGACAACAGCATTCACGATATCAACGTTTGGTTGCGCAAGAACAACGAAGGCAGCGCTGGTAACGTGCCGGCTAGCGACAGCCGATTCAGCATCATCGCAAAGCATGGCAACGTTGACGGCAACGTGATCGGCTGCGTCAATTTTGTGTTGCCAGTTGTTGCCGGTGATTACTTGGAGTTGATCTGGGCAACATCAAACGTTGCTGCCTACATTCACGCTGAGGCAGCAGCCACCAGTCCCTACGCTCATCCGAGCATTCCCGGCGTGATCTGCACCGTTGTCCAAGTCGCTTCCGCCTGATCATGGCTGACACACGCCGCGAATTGATCCTTGCTCGCATCGCAAGCAACCTGAGCAGCATCACCGGTGCAACGGTTTATCGCAGCCGTGTGGAGCCTTTGGCGCGCGGAGAGGTGCCTGCCGTCATTGTGGAGCCTGTCAACGATCAACCGATTGACACCAACTTTTACGACAAGTTGGACTGGACGATGCGGGTCAGGATCACCACCCTTGTTCGTGCTGCCATCCCTGACGACACATCAGACACCTACACACAGCAGGTGCATCAAAAATTGATGGCCGATCAAACCGTCAACGGTTATGCACTTGACTTGACACCTGACCGTACGGACTTCAGTCTTTATGAAGCTGATGTGCCTTTGGGTATCATTAGCCAAGACTTCCTTGTGCGGTATCGCACGAGCAGGACTTCATTAACTAGCGCCTAACATCATGGCTAAGATTGAAAGGGAAGTTCCCAATCTCGGAAGAAGTTTCTGATCGCGAAGATTGAGGCAACCTATGGGACTGACCCTAGTCCTGTCGGCGGTTCTGACGCGGTTCAAGTTACCAACCTTGAAGTAACTCCGATTGAATCGGACAACGTTCAAGCGGCTTCTTATCAAGGCTTCCTTGGTAACAGCACCCGTGGCACTTTGGTTGCCAATAAGCGCGTCAGCGTGACCTTTGATGTTGAGCTGTCTGGTTCTGGCACTGCTGGCACCGCCCCTGCTTTCGGTCCGCTGCTGAAGTCCTGCGGCCTGAGCGAGACGATTGCTTCTTCCACCTCGGTGACCTACGCCCCGGTAAGCAGCAGCTTTAGTTCCGCCACGATCTATTGCTTCTACGACGGCACCCGCCACAAGATCACTGGCGCACGCGGCACTGTCAGCTTCAACCTGACTGCCGGTCAGTTTGCTGTTGCCAGCTTCCAGTTCATCGGCATTTACAACGCTCCTGACGACACCGCCGTGTCTGGCTCCTTCACTGTTGCCAACCAGGCTGCTGCCATTGAGGTCAACGACACCAACGTGACCACGGCCACTTTCCACGGTGTGACCAGCTCCCGCATTGAGTCGTTCGACATGGCGTTGAACAACGAGCTGCTGTACAAGGAGACCGCTTCCAATAAAGAGGTTCTGATCACCAACCGCGCCCCTGGTGGTACGGCTGTGATTGAGGCTCCTGCTGTTGGCACCACCGACTTTTTCGCCAAGGCCGTTGCTGCTGCTACTGGTTCCACCAGCCTCGTGTTGGGCGCCACTGCTGGCAACATCGTCACGCTGAACGCAGCGCAGACGGATATCACCGGTTGTAGCTACGCTGATACTAACGGCGTAATCGCGCTGTCCATGCCGTACCTGGCTCTGCCCACCACGGCTGGCAACAACGAAGCTTCGCTGGTGTTCACCTGATCTCTGTTCATGGCTTTCGTCCTTAAGAAGACTGCTTCCTACAAGTGGGAAGTCAAAGTTGAAACTCCGGTTGACGGGAATCGCTTTGAGACTCAAACGTTTGAAGCAGTCTTCAAGAAGATGAGTCGCTCGGCTTTCAACGATCTCATTGACAAGGGTGATGACGCTCTTGTTGATGGGATCCTTGAAGGCTGGGAGGGCGTCAATGATGAAGAGGGCAAGCCTGTTCCCTTTACGTCAAAGAACAAAAAAGAGCTTTGTGATGATCCCTATGTGATGAAGGCGATCATCCAAGCGTATGCCGACAGCGTGACAGGGGCGCCGGCAAAAAACTAAAAGTCGCTGCTGAGTACTGGGCGAAAGGTGGCGTAGTTGACGAGCGCGAAGCCGACCTGAAGGCTCTTGGCGCAAGTGAGGAGCAGATTGCCGCTGCACGTTTGCAAGCTGTACAACAGGACTGTGAGGTCTGGGAGGAGAACTGGGACATCGTGGTGATGTTCATCCGCATGTCGACGCAATGGCAGACGAGCATGGCAGGACTGACAGGATTGAACTACCCGAGTCTTGAATGGCTCTGTAAGCTGTATTCAGTCAAGGATCCTGTCGCTGTCTTTGAGGGCGTGCAGGTGATGGAAATGGCTGCCCTTTCCGTTTTGAATGCGAGCCGCAAATGAGTTCAATCACCTCGGAAATCAAGCTGCGCATCAAGGCTGAGGGCGAAGCGGTCTTCCAAGGTCTCAGCGCGAAGTTAAATAATCTTGCAAATCAAACAACGATATCTTCTGCAAAATTCAAAGTTTTATCAAATGAACTGCGCGATGTTCAAGAAAAAACTGGCGCCAATAGCATAAAAACTCTCAAGGACTATGCCGCTTCTTGGCGTGAGTTGGCGAACAGTGTTGATATTGCAAGCAAAGAATTTAAGGAGGCTACTGCTCAAGCCTCGAAGTTTGAAGCTCAGGCCGCAAAAGCACAAGGACGCCGTGGCGGTGGTGGTGGAGGCAGGATTGGAGCAATTGCAGCAGGCGCTAGCTTTCTCGGACCAGATGAGCTGATTGGTGCTGCTGGTGGCGCTGCGTTGGGAAGCATTATTCCTGGCGCTGGCACTGCTGCTGGTGCAGGTATTGGCGTGGCTGTTGGCAGCATGGTCATTAGACCGTTGCGGCAAGCGTCTGCAGCTATTGCCAACTACAACAACGATCTCAATCTTGCAAAAATAACTCTTGCTCAAGCGTCTAGCAGTCAAGAAGATTATTCACGGAATTTGCAAATTGCAAGAAAAGTTAGCGACGATTACGCGATTTCTCTCAAGGAAACAATTTCCGGTTATGCACAGGTTTCAGTAGCTGCGCGTGCCAATGGATTGAGCCTGAAAGAAACAGAAACGATCTACAGGGGCGTTGTTGCCGCTGGCGTTGCGTTTGGTAAATCTCAAGAAGATATCAATGCAATCGTCCGCGCCACCGTTCAGGTGCTTAGCAAGGGCAAGGTAAGCGCCGAAGAAATGGGCGGCCAGATTGGTGAACGTTTGCCTGGCGCTGTTGCCAAGTTTGCTGCAGCCACTGATCGCACGCTGCCGGAATTGGCAAAAGCTTTTGAGCAAGGCGAAGTGAAAATTGCCGACTTCGTCAAGTTTGCCAAGCAACAATTAGATGATTACGACGAAATTGCCAAGATCATTGGTGATTCACCGGCAAAGGCAGGTGCCCGACTGCAAATCGCCTTGGATACTGCAGGCGAAAACTACGGCGGATTTTTCCAGAAAATTGGCGCAGGTTTTCAGGACAATCTGGCTAAAACAATAAGTTGGGCAAATCAATTGGCAACACCGATCAAAAGGGTCGCAACTTTTTTCTTTAATCTTGGTCGCGATATCGTCAGAATTTTGACGGCTATCAGTAAAAAATTGCTTGAATTTGGCAATGGATTTGCGAAAATATTTTATGATTTGGCAACTTTTCTTCCTCGTCAAATAGCTAAAGCATTTGGGACTACGCCAGAAAAAATCTTTGGCAAGGCAATTGGAACACTTAAAGAAGGGTTCAAGCAATACACGTCAAATTTTGCAGATTATTTTCCAACTTTTGAACCAGGTGCTGGTTTGTTTGGCGGTGGTGAAGGGGCAACGCCCGGATTGGATACAGAAGGAGCGGCGGATAAAAAAGAAAGAAAAGGCAGGAAAATTATTGACCTCACAAATGAGCAATTGCAACTCGGCTTAGATACCGTCAATCTTGAACGGCAAGGTCTAGATATTCGCGCCGAATATTCAAAATTTCTGCAACGAGAACTTGATTTACAGAAAAGACTTGAACGTGGTCAAATTGGCGTTAATCAAGCAATTCTTGAGGGTGCTCAATCTCAGCAACAACTAGAGCAGGCAATTGAAAATGCATTTAAGGGATATGGCAAAGATGTGATGAAAGCTCTTGACGAAGAAGCGGAAGCAAGAGCACAGATTAATAAGTTAATTTCAGACGCTGAATTCAAAACAAAAGTTTTAAACGAAGAAGATCAAAAACGTGTTGAAATAAACAGGCAACTTGCTGGAGTTGTCGAAAAATTTGCAGACAAATTATCATCCGAAGAACTTCTTGAGGCGATTCGCCTATTGCGCAAAGCCTTGGAAGATGCAGCCAAAGTAGGTACGAGTTTTAAAGACAATTTTAAAGCTTCTTTTAAATCTATTGCTGATTCTGCATTAAATCTTGGAGCAAATCTTGGTTCTTCATTGGGCAATACTTTTGTTGGACTTGGGGATCAGTTGGCTGAATTTGCGGCAACTGGTAAAGCAACTTTTGCGGATTTCACTCGCTCAGTGCTTTTGGATTTGAGCAAAATATTCATGAGAGCTGCACTCTTTCAAACATTAAAAATGTTTTTCCCTGGCGGATCTTTGATTGGCAATTTTCTTGGTTTTGCCAATGGTGGGATTATGACCGCAAACGG